ACCTTGTGCTGGACGGGGACGGCAAGACGGTCCAGGTGCCTCACCGATCGAGGGAAGTGATCGCGGCGGTGAGGGCGCTGGCCAGCCTGGACCGGCTGAACATGGAGCAGGAGAAGCGGAACCTGGGACTGCCCGACCAGACGATCAACGTGGTGCAGCAGACGGCAATCGTGGGCAATGCGAAACACCTGAGGGAGTACATGCTGGCCGATGACGACTTCCACGAATACCTCCGCGAAAGGGCTTTACGAGCAGACGGCGACGCCGGCGATCTGGGCGCGGACGGTCAGCCAAGGCCAGTGGAAGATGGCCCGGCACCTGGCGATGGTCGATCGGGCCCTAATGGACATCGTGAGAGGACGGACTAAACGCCTCATGATCTTCATGCCGCCTCGACACGGAAAGAGCGAACTGATCTCCCGCTACCTGCCGGCCTGGTACCTGGGCTGCTATCCCGACCGCCGCGTGATCCTGACCAGCCATACCGCCAGCCTGGCGGCCGACTTCGGCGGCTCGGCCCGCAACCTCTTGGACGAATGGGGACCGCTCCACTTCGGCGTGTCGATCGACCAGAACACTCACGCCAAGCACCGCTGGCGGATTCTGGGCCACGACGGCGCGATGCTCACCGCGGGCGTCGGCGGCCCGATCACCGGTAGCGGGGCCGACCTCTTGATTATCGACGATGCGATCAAGAACGCCGATCAGGCCATATCGCCGGTCTATCGCCAAAAGGTCTGGGAATGGTGGCTCTCGACGGCCAGCACGCGGCTGGAGCCCGGCGGGGCCGTCGTGGTGATGTTCACCCGCTGGCACAAGGACGATCTGGCAGGCCGCCTGTTGGCGCAGGCGGCCAATCGCTGGCACGTAATCAGCCTGCCGGCCATTGCCGGGGACAATGATCCGCTGGGCCGCCGGCCGGGCGAACCGCTCTGGCCGGAACGATACGACGTGGAGGCGCTCGAGGCGATCCGGTTGGATCAGACGCCCTACTGGTACGGCGCGATGTATCAGCAGGTGCCTTCGCAATACGGCGAGATCGCCTGGCCGGACGAGTATTTCCCCGATTCGATCTGGGCGACCGAGGCGGAGTGGCCGGCGCGGTTCCTGGCCTCGGCCGTCGCCATCGATCCGAGCAAGGGGCCCGATTCGAAGAAGGGCGACTTCTCCGCGATGGTATTCGTCGGCGTGGCCAACCACAAGCTCTGGATCGACGCCCGGCTGAAAAAGATCCCCTCGCCGCAGATCGTCTCGGACGGGATCGACTGGCACTGCGAGAAGAAGCCCGACCTGTTCGCTATCGAGACGAATCAGTTCCAGGCGCTGTTCGCCACCGAGTTCCGACGACAGGCCGACGCCCGCGGCATCTTTTCCTTGCGAATCTCGCCGCTGGAAAACACGATCAACAAGGAACTGCGGATCGATCGGCTCTCGCCCTACCTGGCCCGGGGGATGGTCAAGATTCGCCGGAACAAGGGCGGCCTGGAACTATTCCGCGAACTCCGCGAGTTCCCGCAGTGCGACCACGACGACGGGCCGGACGCCCTGGAAATGGCCTGCCGCGTCTTGGATCGGGGCATGGCGCCCGGCGACGGCCTCGGCAGCAACCTCTTGCAAGCGACAGGATCGAGAATATGAGCAACGTCCATGAACGGATCACGAACGCACGGCCGAACGGCGACACCCGGCTGAACGAGCGGGTGCGGATGTACGGCCGTCTGGCGCAGCTCCAATCGATGCTGCTCGAGTCGACCTTCAATCTCGACGACGATTACGTCGATCCCCTGGACGCATTCTGGGATGACGACAGCGGGGAATTCTGGCTGCCACCCGGCGGCGCGCGGGGACAGAGCGCCATCGATTTCGGCCTGATGGGCGAGCCGCAGTTGGACGCGATCCGCGACGAGTGCCGCCGCCTGGCCCGGCTGAATCCGTTCGCCATCAACGGCCATGAAAACCGGATCAACTACCTGGTCGGCTCCGGCCACACCTACACGTTCACCGCGAAGCAGGGCACGCCGCTGGCCGCCGAGATCCGGGACGCCGAACGGGCCGAGCGGAAGACCCGCAAAGGCGGCGGTACGATCGAGGAGACGCCCGATCCGTTGGAACCGGTCCAGCAGGTCTGGGAGGAATTCGCCGCATCGTCGCGCTGGTACGCGCGGCAGCAGGAGATCGTGCGACGCAGGGACCGCGACGGGGAGTGCTTCCTGCGGTTCTTCACCGGGTCGGATGGCACACTTCGCATCCGGTTCGTCGAGCCGGCGCAGGTCAACACGCCGGCCGAACACGTCAACGACAAGCGGCAATCGTGGGGCATCGTGACGGACCCCGAGGACGTCGAGACGGTCGAGGGCTACTGGATCGACGGCAAGCTGGTCGATGCCGCGGACATCCAACACCGGAAGCTGGGCGCCGACTTCAACCAGAAGCGCGGCCTTCCGCTGTTCTATCCGGTCCGAAAGAACCTCAGCCGGGCGGCCAAACTGCTGCGGAACATGACCGTCGTGTCCGAGATCCAGACGTCGATCGCGCTGATCCGAAAACACACGTATGCCGTCAAGGGCGCGTTGGAGGACGCACTGAGCAGCAACGCCGACGTGTCCGTCACCAGTGCGCGGACCGCGAAAACGATCTACCACAAGCACTACGCGCCCGGCACGATCCTGGATGCCCACGCCGATACCGAGTACGATTTCCCGGCGTCGGGACTGAACGCGGCGAACTACGTCGCGGTTTTACAGGCCGAACTCCGCGCGATTTCCTCGCGGCTGGTCATGCCCGAGTTCATGCTGTCGAGCGATGCCTCGAACGCCAACTACGCGTCGACCATGGTGGCCGAGGGCCCGGCGGTGAAGATGTTCCAACGGTTGCAGTGGGGGCTGATCGAGGACGACCTGGACGTCGTCGACCGGGTACTCGACGCCGCGGTAGCGACCGGACGGCTCGACGCGGAGTTGCGCGGGCAGATCGAGGTGACGGCCGAGCCGCCCCAGTTGACCACGCGCAACCGCAAGGAAGACATCGAGGGCGACGCCTCGCTCGTCGATCGCGGCATCATGTCCAAGCGGACGGCCCGCAGCCGGCAGGACCTCGACCCGGACCTCGAAGAGGAACTGATCGAAAACGAAAAAGGCCCCGACCCGTTCGAAGGGATGAGGTTCGGGGGAAGGGGCGAGGGGCGAGGGGCGAGGGGCGAGGGGGAAGAAGAGAAGCAAGATCCATTCCAACGCAAAGGAGAAGAGGGTGGGGAAGAAAAAGGAAACGACGATTCACCTGGCAATCCCTGAGGAGACCCCATCGAGTAACTACCCATTCGTCCTTGTCGAATGGATAGATTCCCGGTCCATGGATGGGTGGTTACGACAATCAGAACTCGAAACCACCCCGGCCAACATCCGAAGTGTTGGGTGGATCGTGGCCGAGTCCGAGAACAGCATTGTCTTAGCGGGCACTTCGGCTCCAGAACTGGACCAATTCGCCGGCATGATGGTGATACCCAAGTGTTGCCTTACGAAACGCATCGATTTGGTTTGGCCTAACCCCTGAGCCTTAACGCCTAAAATGAGCGCCAGATCATACTCGCGTGGTTGGCCGATTGAATACGACGGCCGAAACTGACTCCATTCCTAATTCCTAATTCATCCTTCCGATGCCCTCTCCCAGCGCCATCCACCGAAAGCTGATCGCCGTCCGCACGGCCCAGCGGGACAAGCGGATCCTCGCCGTTGGTCGGGAGATCGACCGCTGGACCCGGGCCGTCGAGGAGCGGCTGCTTGGGATCATCGCCGCCAACCGGGGCGGACGCGAGGGCGTGCTCAGGTCGGTCGATGCCCTGCTGATCGGGTCGGTCCAGAACGCCGCGGATCTCCTCAAAAGCGAACTCCGCGGCCTGACGACCTGGTCCTACGACTCGGCGGCCGAGGCGATGGTCTATAGCCTACCGGCCGTCTTCTGGATCAAACGGCTGGCACCGAGGCCCAAGGCTGTCCCCGCGCCCGTGGGCGAATCGATCGGCCCGAACTTCGACTGGACCAGCGTTTCAGCCGAGGACGAGTACGAACGGGTCTGGTCCGGAAAAGCCACGGCCGAGGAGGTCGAGGAGATGATCCGGCAGCTCGAGTTCCCGCCGCCCTCGCCCGAGCAGATCGATGCGATCCTGAACGCCACCTCGGCCGACGACGGACTCTCCGCGATGCAGCGGATCAAGACCGTCACGGGCCC